TTCATCTCCCTATTATTTCACTACCTTATTAAATAACCTATAATATACCGTCAATTCCTCTCTTGGCTTTATATCTCTTATGGTCCATAGACTATATGTATTACTTATAAAACAATTTGGTCTATTACTATGATTAATAAAACCACCTAACGGTACTCTGATAACTATATCGTCTACTCTATGGTGAGTTCTTCCTAAACACGTACCTGCCTTTATCTCTTGTTTAGCTATCAACCCTAACCCCTCTATATTACTCTTAGCTATAGTAACACTATTTGGTAATGGTCTATAAGTCGGGTACTTCGTTTTCTCCATATAGTTTATGCATTAACTCTTTTAACGATTCTGCTTGTAATTGGTACTCCCGTTTATCATGTAACTTAATATAAACTTCAAACTTAGGTCTTTCCGGGGTAAGAGAATAATTAAAATCAATCCTCTCAGCATCATGCACATCACCAATATACCTAAGATGAGCTTCAACATATTCATATATTACTCTATCGTTAGTACGTAAGACAGATCCCGTCGTTAATTCCATATGACTGATAAGTCTTTTCATCTACTAGTCTTCTATCACCATCTACATATAGAAAGTACTCCCACTCCATAGTATAGTCATTAAACCTACTATCTCCTTGGGTTACCACACCACATATATCATCCTTAGTACAAGACGATAAACTAACTAGTAATAATACAAATAATAATCTTAATCCTTTCATATATACAATATAAGAACTTTTATGCAGAAAACCTACTTTTTCTTGTGGTATTTCCTTTGGTTCTTAATATAGTCATCTCTATCTCTATAGTGCCATTCGTTTATATCATGCATCATCTTTATAAACTCTAGATCATACACCCATTGGTTCTCTTTAAATATTTTAGGTACATCTAATCTACATTGATCTATTCTATAATGTATACTAGTAGGAGTAAACATAGGTCTTAATCTATTGCCTTTCTTACCGTTTATAACTGAACCATAATTAGTTAATACCATATGTTCATAAGGTCCTGGAATATAATCACCTACAAATACATACTCTTCATTACTGAGTACAATCTTATCAACTCTTTTCTTAAACGTAAGTAAATCATCTTCGTAGTTCCAATCATCCAAATACGTGTTACGGTTGTTGAATATATCAGATTCAATCTTAGCAATCTCCTCATCTGTTATGTATTTTCTTTTCGCCATTTACCAAATTTATCGTTTATAACTCTTCCAACATCTCTTAACTGACAATTGCAAGTAATCTTTCTTTTTGTGTCTGTGTTATCTATTAACATCTCTGCCCTTAGATAAGCATCTAAAGTTTCTTTTCTTAAGGTTCTACCTATATAGATTGGAAACACTTCTATAAGCCATTGTTTATCTTCTTTATTCATACCATTGATCTATCCTATCTATTAGGTGGTTAATTATAAACGATAACAAGGAGGTGCAGGCTGCAGCGGGTAAAGAGTGAAAGGATAGAAGCCCCAACCACAAACCTACACATTTACTACAAGAAAAGAAAGGCCCTAATCTTGGGAATGACCTAAAGACCCAATCTCCAATCTTATTCTTGACTCCTTGAATCGGTGTAAACCAAAAGGTGTACATATTCACTAATATCGATAATCCTACTATATTTAGTAAATTAATCTCTATCATCTTGTAATTCTTTTAGATATTGACGTACAACACCTTGTATCTCTTTAACTCTCTTATTCTCTCTTAGTTTCTTTCTATTCCTATATCTCTCTATCAGACGAGGATATAAAGTGCTTAGACACAATATTATTAGTCCGAAGTTTATTATAAGACTTATTGTTAACGTAGGTGATTGCATAATGTTTTTAATTTTACTAAGACATCTTTTGTGCCTTTTTTAAATGTATAATAAGGTATGTCGTATTTTTCTGCCATCTCTTTATAATTAAATCCTTGTATGATATGTTCTTGTACTAATACTTTTTCGAATGGATTTAATTTATCTATCTGAGCTTTTATACATACCATAAGGTCGTCATCACTATCAACATATGCTAAAGAATCAATTACCATTCTACCTCCATAATCATGGTTAATATATAGTTCTCTTGACTTTTCGTTTTGTTTACGATAGTGATGATAAAACCTTGTAGTACCTAACTTCAACTGAAAGTTCATAACTTTAGTTAAGAAGTTCTCAAGCTTACCGTCTGCAATAACCTTAAGTTGGTAATCTAATGGTTTTTCTAAATAGATTTCAATTACACAAGCAATTAGATCGTGACCCCACTTATCATAACCAGCTCCACATACTTTCTCAGCATTGATTAGTATTTGTGGATATATTTCAGCTAATTGTTCTCTTACGTACTCCTCGTCTTTAGATAAATCCATAACAATAATATAGTTATAAATAGTCACGTATCCAACTAAAAGGTAAAAAAAAAGCTCCTAGAATGGAGCTAAAAAAAGAAATGAAGCATAAATAGAGGAATACTAAACATGGCAGTGCTTGCTTCCGACTTTTTTTTATATCTTAATTAGTATAAATAGTCTCTTAAAGTGTTTAACTCAGATTCTTCTAAGAATTTATCGAAATATAATACGTTATCTATACTACCTGTAAATTGTGCTGTTACAGAACCTCCTGTTGTATCTACTACTCCATCTGTCTGTCTTACTGCTCCTCCTAAGTATAAGAAAGAACCACTAGGTACTCCTGTAAAAGTATTATTAGTTTCTCCTTGTCCTGCTTCTTCATACTGAGGATTAGTACCACTACCTTGATGTGACCAGTAACCTCTTTGTTCTGAACCACTAAATGTTAATGCTGACATTAATCCGTTGATTGGTGTTAAGAAAGAAGTCTGTGGCCAGTATATGGATGATGGCATAAAGGCATTTCGGTTTATTTGAGCATAAGAACTAGTAGCTATTTGACCAGACCATTGGAAATTAGGCATATATCTTAATTCTCCTGGTGCTGGTGATAACTTTTGAATAGCTCTTCTACTTAGCTGTATATTGCTACTTCCACTACCAAAGTGAGCTATAGAACCTATCATTGTATCTGTATTGTATGATACGTTTTTAGAACCAGAAGAAGTATTAGATGTTCTATGAGTTACTACCATTGTACCTCTAGAAGCTGATCTTGGTGTATGTCCTGCTATAGGAGTCATTACTGATGCAGATGTTTGTTGAAAATGAAATCTACTATCAGAGTATGTTACTCCTGAAGCATCTAAGCTAAAGCTAGATAACCTGTCAGTCCATATATTACTACCTGTTCTATAAGTCGTAGCATCAAACCACATACTAACTGAGGAAGTTAATGCTGTAGGAAAGTCTGGTGGTAAACCACTACCTGACTCATAGTCATGCATGAACCCTAAAGTATTCATTATTAATGGCATACTAGAAGAAGTTGTTTAAGTTCGTAATATAAACGTGATTGTTTGATTGTCCAAAGTAAGTACCTGTTAGTATATCAACACCATTAGCACTTATTGTTGGTGCTGTACCTCCTGGGAACTTAAAGTCGCTACTAAAGGTTAAAATATTAGTTGTATTAGTTACTCTAATTTGGAATGTCTGACAATAGTCATCAGTAGTATCTAATGAGTTAAATGCTAGTATAGTATCAGATGTAGTTATATCTAATTCATAGAAGTTACCTCCATTTAGACTTAAGAATGAATTACTACCTGATCCTGCATTTGTAATAGTAGTAAGATTACCTCTAGTACCTCCAGTTACATAATGACCTACGTTAGCTGTTTCGTAATTGTAGTCTACAAGTTTAGAAGAAGTAACAGCATTTATATTTAAGTTCTCTGTTTTATAATGAGGTTGAGCAGTTGATCTATTACCAATAGTAATCTTTTTACCTCTAAATGCTCCTACTTGTACTTCATTACCGTACATTAATGCCTGAGTATATTGGTCATTAGAACCACTAGTCTGTACTGCAAATACTCCTCCGTAATTAGCTCCTCCTTCACCTCCAGTTACTGGTGGTGTTAGTACGAATTGTGTTCTTAGTGGGTTAATTAAGTTTTCAGCTCCATATTGGTAGGTAAAGTCTTTAAAGTAAGAAGTTGCATATGCTGCTTGATATTGACTTCCAAAGAATGGAGGAAAGTTAAGTACACTTTGCTCTACAATATCCCAAGTGTGCCCGTCAATACTAACTCCTGCTGGATAAGCTATATTGTTAAAGTATTTTTGAGCACCAAACGATCCTGAAGCAGGTACAGTCCATTGCTGTTGAAATACACCATTGTGAGTTATATCACCAGGTACTAAATTATCAGCCAGTAAAGCATGTGATGCTGAAGTTGCTGTATTAGCACTATTAGCTGCTATTGCATGACTAGATGATACTGCGTAAGAACTACTTATCGCATTGTTAGAGTTTTGAGCTTGACTAGATGAAATAGCATAAGACGAACTAATAGAGTTGTCTGAGTTAATTGCATGTGAAGCACTAATACTTGTATTAGATTTTAATGCATGACTTGAACTAATTGCCCAAGAACTAGATATAGCTGTATCTGAATTAACAGAGTGTGATGCTGATATACTAGTGTTAGAAGCTAATGCATGACTAGCACTTGTTGCTGTTACTGCATAAGATGAACTTATACTATTGTCTGAGTTTAAAGCATGACTTGCTGATATACTTGTATTAGATGCTAAAGCATGTGAAGCACTAACAGCTGTAGAAGCTGAATCTGCTTGTACTGCATGAGAGGCACTTACTGCATTTTGTACTGAACCAGTAATCGTTGCTGATATTTGTTCTGTAGTTCCGTTACCTCTTGTAAAAGTAAACTGTAATCCATTACTAGCTACGTCTGTAAATCCTCTTAAAGGCCAAGAAGCTGTTATAGCATATGATGCTGATACTGCTGTAGATGAACTATCTGCCTGTATAGCATGTGAAGCACTAACGGCATTAGCTGCTTGAGAAGCACTAGTAGCGTTATTTGCTTGTATAGCATGACTAGATGAAACTGCATAAGATGCAGATGTAGCATTTGCTGCGTACGATGAACTAGTTGCATTGTCAGCTTGTTCACTATGAGAAGAACTTACTGCGTAACTAGCTGATGTAGCGTTGTCACTAAATTCAGTATGCGAAGATGATATCGCATGACTAGAAGAAATTGCATAAGAAGCGGTAAGGGATAGATTATTTATTCTAGATCCCGTACCATTTAATAATGCTGAACCTGATACCTGTGCTAATTGCTGGTACGATTCGTCTATGTATTCATTTGTTAAATTGTAGCCCATGGTTATTGTGGATATTGAGGATATCTAGAGTTATAAATACGTAAGCCCATTCTCAATGCTTGTTCAGCATAAAAGCTTTTTCTTAAAGCAAATGGATTCTTATATTTAGTCTCATAGTTTGGATTCTGTTCGTATAATTTATTTGATTGATTCAATTCAGGATATAGAGCTTGCTCTTCTATAATATAGTCTGTAAGCTTTTCTCCATAAAAAGAAAGTTTGTTGTAAATAGACTGTCTCTTCATTTCATAAAGATCTTTGTCTACTGGATCGCTGTTCTCCCCGCCATTAGGTCTTAATAAACCATTGTTACGAGGTCTCAGGTATATACTTTCTAGTGACTCATAATAAGTCGCATAAAGTAAGTAATCTTGTATATAGGCATCTACTAAAGTCTTATAATTACCGCTCAATGTACCATTGTCTACATCAGTCAAAAGCTTTTCATATAAAAGAGTTCCAATAATAGCCTGCAAGTAATAATCTTGTGCAGTTCTTATATTGTTCTTTAACAGATCAGTATCAACCATGTTATTGATGTCTGTGAACGCTCTAACCTTAGCTTCTGATATTAAAAATGTAGTTGTCATATTATGCTAATAATTCTGGTTGTTCGATATCTATTTGTTCTCTGTCTGTAGTTTCTGAGTCAGTAACAATAGCTACTTCTTCTTCTCCATCAGAGTATAATTTTCTTTGCTCTACACCTAATACTATATCTGGGTAGTTAAACTGCATTAATGCCTCTAAACTAGCTAAGATATTTTGTTGGTAAGGTACGATTACACTGTTTTGAAACAATAAATAAGCATCTACTGTTTCGTCTCTTCCACCTAATTGACCTTGTGTCTTAATACCTAAGATCATAGGACTAGTAATTCTATGAGCTGTTAGTAACTTCTGCATTACCATATCATTTACATCTGAATAGTAACCATCTGCTCCATTTTGTGGTATAGGTGTTATTTCTGGTTTAGCTTCTTTATCAGCAACATCCATGTATATTAATGCTCCTGCATTATCACTTCCTCCATAATTTGCTCTTAGTTGTGCTTCTATAGTACTTACTTGGTCATCTGAACCATTAGTAAAAGTAGTTATAGCTAAACTAGGTGCTAAACCATTTTTTATATTGCTTACGTGAAAGTTATCAACTTCTGTATCTAATTCTATAACTCTTAAAGCAGCTACATAGTCTGGTAATGGATAGTATTCTTGACCTGGTCTATAAGCATGATGAACGAATATCTGACTAGGTTCTTCTAGTCTCTGCTCAGGGTTATAGTTTGGCAAGTACATTACTTCATCTCCTTCTTTTAAACTGTTGGAGAAACGTTTTTTTCTATCCCACTCTGTACATACATAATAACCAGGAACATGTCCTCTATGGTCTTTTTCTGCTGCTCTAATATAAGAGAAGTCTATATGATAGTACTCAGCTCTGTTTCTGTCTTTAGAGTAAATAACTTCAAATGCAAAGCTTCCATGTAATTTATAGTCTAGTGCAGCCATCTGAAATAAATCATTCCAAGACTGTCCTTTTGAATTTGCTTTTATTAGGTAGGTTTCTTCATTAGCCGTTAAACCTTCTCCTATAATACCTTGAGTTATAGCGTTAATACATGCTGCATGTACAGACGATTTGTTGTACATTTCTATAAGGTGATTAGGAAATAAGTTATCCTCACCATTTTTTATGTATTCTTTTGAGTACTTTTCTTTCCAGTTAAACTCTTTTCTATTGGAGTTTATTGGAATTGTATGAAAAGTCATTTTTTTCTTATCCGCCATAGGTATAATATATTTCATTTGTAGCGTTTTCATTCGAACTAGTGTAGTTTGTAAACGTTGATGCTGTTACGTCAAATGCATCGTGTACATACATTCTACCACTATCGATGATCTCGCTCCCAGATAAATAGTTTGTATTTGACCAGAGTCTTCTTAGATCTGCATATTTTATATGCGTAGTACCCCATATTCTTGGTTCGTAGTTACCTTCTCTAAGTCTGTAAGTATATTGACCAGTCTTATTTGGTGCTGGTGCATTAGACCCTGAATAATATTGCATTACCAACATATACGATAATGCATTAGGACTGTTTAGTCCATAGACTGTAAAATCAGTCTTAGATTGATCAATACTATGAGTTACCTGCATTTCATAAGAAGATGAAACTACAGTAGCAGCTCTACCTTTTTCTGGGTAAACTGCAAAAGAACTTGTTGCGTTAAATGGATATATATTGATCATGTTCTTTTAATATAAGAAAAAAAGGGAATGATTCAAACAACCATCCCCAGTTTTTTCAATTATTGTATTAGGATACAGTTAAGGAACCACCTAAAGCTGAAGCTAATTGTCCAGTTGTAGTGATCTCTTCCATTGGTGATGGTTCAGTTGCTTCAAATGTTAAAGCATACTGATTGGCATCTCCAAATGCTGTACCTGTAGTACCTGAGCCTCCTGTAAGTACGGCGCCTCTATAGCGGCCAACGTAAAAGAATTTACCCACGTTATCGTCTGTACCGTTGTTTGTTTCAACAACAATCTTTAGATCTGGGTTTTGAGCTAATACTTTTACTTGATTTCGAATAGAAGCCTGTAATTTATGGAAGGCTGCATTTACTGTTTGGGCATAAAACACAGTTCCGTTTTCCAACGATGGTGTAGGTGTTTCAACTAGATCTCCAGTATTTCTTGTTAGTTCAAACTTATAAAAAGTACCTGAACCAGAAATCTGTGAGATAGCTCCAGCTGAATCAGTAACACCTGCTACAGAGCCAGATAAGATATAAATGTTCTTTATACCTCCTACGTTGTCTCTACAGCCTAACTGAAACCCTGATGTAATATCACAAGCCATAATAAATTTTTTTAAAGGTTATAATAAGGGGCCGAAGCCCCCTATCTTTTTTTCTATTCTTAGTTTCTGTTATTAGAAACGATGTACTCCGGATAAGCAACTTGTACCCCTAGTTTAGTAGCGATTCTGTGCTTTAATTGGTCAGAGTTAATGTCATACCACATTTGGAATTCAGATAAATCTGAGATAAGGTCTGTTCCTACCACTGCATAAGCATCTGGCATTAGACAAACTCTATCACTTCCTTGTAGTCCAGTTGTTCCAACTACTTTAACATTTTGGAATGGATAAGCCATGCTTAAGATTCCTGTTCTGTTAGTAATTGATCCTGGGTCGAAGTAGAAATTGTTAGCTGATCTTAGAGCAGTTACATACTTTCTAAAGTTTGTTACTGACATCCATACAGTTAAGTCATCTCTATCTGCAACATCTGCGTCTAGGTTATCGATAAGAGTATCGATTACTAGTAGAGCGTCAGCTGATACGAAAGGAATATTCGCAGCTGCTGGTGTTACTACTCCTGAATTAGATCCTGAAGTTAAGTAACCTAAACCTGCAGAGCTACCAGAAGTAACGTTCCAAAGGAATTGGTCGTTTTTCTTTGCAAATTGGTTTGTTAACATTTCACCATAAGCGTTAGCTAATGCGAATGTTTCGTTGTAAGATCCTGGCTCTAGAGCACTTATTCCTAAGTACTTAGTGTCTAGGTCTTTTAAACATAGACCATCGTAAGATGTTCTAGGTGTTACAGTAATATTTCTTTGACTAGCGATCATTGATCCAGATGGTGTGCTTACACAGCTACCTGTTTGGATTTGTAGATCAACATCGAATAAGTTAAGAGGTTCTTGATGTTTGATACCCTCTTTTACTGGTAAAATCGATGTAGTCTGCCCTTCATATACTGATCTAATGATTAATTCTCCTGCAACTTCGTTATTGAAGTCGTTAAGAGCTGATACATTTAATCCCATAATAATAAAATTTAATTGTTAAGCAGTTGTTTTGATTTTAGATTTGAAAGCATTAAGCACCATATCCATTTGAGCCTTCTTAGCGTTAAATGATTCCGATGTGTTTTCTTTCTTTGATTTGATCTCTTGGATCTTGTTAAAACGACTTTCCATTGAAGGCTTAGCAGCTGGCTTAGCCATATCTACTCTAATAGCTTCTTCAATTTCTGCCATTTTCTTTTTCATTGCTTCGATTTCCGGAGCAACGACTTCTGCGATAGCTTCCACGATAGCTTCTTTGATTTCGCCTTCGTCAAAAGTAGCACCTATTGCTTCTTCTTGGATTGCGTCTTCGTCTACGTGTTCGTCCATCTCAGTTTTTTCTTCAGATGATTCAGACATTTCTTGTTCAGCTAGTGAACCTTGTCCAGTTTCTCCTGGTCTGTGGTAGCCGGTTATTTTTCCTTCGCCATCGACTACTATTACAATACCAGATTGAGTAGTGTGCTCCCCTGAGGGTGCAGTCACTTCTTCTCCAGCTTCAGTAATAACATAAAGAGTTTGTCCAACGGCAAAGTCATCTGATTCCTTATTGGTAATCTTAGTGCCGTCTACAAGCGTAGCTGAATCGAAAGATTCGGCTTTTACCTCTAGTTTATCCTGGTTAGTAATGTCTGTCAATTTGAAGTACTTCTTAACTAGCTCTTTTAACTCGTCTTTGTTCATAATAGTTAATTGAGAATGTTAAAAATTAATATATAATCTAAAGATAAATAGGCAATTGGTTCAAGAAAGGAAAACCAACTACCCTACTCTATAATTTAATGCTGGTTTTAGTTTACGAATCCAGTATTTTTCTCTCTCTTTACGTTCTTCTCTATCTTCTACGTATTCTAATACCTCGTAACCTAGTATCTTACCGCCTTTCTTTACTACTGATAAGTTTTGTGAGAAACTATTTTGCTGAGATATTCTATACTTTAAGTGTTTAGAATGACCTACATAATCACCTATATTGGTTTTTATTAAGTATACTCCTCCTTTTTGTTTACTTAAATGCTTCATAGTAGCTTTTAATTGTAGTTCCATAGTTCTTTCATGGTTATCAACAATCCATTGCTCTCTAATTGGCTTAGTCTTCTTGTAGTGACAAGTTCTACAATACTTATAAGTATATAAAGTACCGTTCTTCTGAGTTATTGTGTAGTAATGACTTATGGGATGTACTGCACCACATATATTACACTCCTGTGTCTGTTCTTCTTGCATGTCTTATAGATTTAAATCTCCTTGTATCTTATCTATAACTGCTTTCTGTCCTTCAGTAACTGAGGGATAACTATTATTTAATATACTCTTAATAAAACTATCTGTCTTTTCATTTTCGTTAACACTTAGTATTCTATTAAGTAAGTCTATATCTTTTCGATATGTCTTATATTCTTTAGTAGTACTATTAGTCTTGGTATAACTATTCTTTGTATCTACTATCTTTCTTAACTCTTTTACCTCTTTAAGGATTTCTTGTAGTAATTCAGTATTTGCCATATTTAGTGTTTTAGGTTTATAATTATAATTATACGAAAAAAACCTTTCCGAACCAACTATTTACTAAAAAAGTTTGCTTTTATGCATTTTTATCATTATATTATACTATGTATAATAAAGATGGCATATGATACTTAGAGAAATCCCCAAGTTATTAACGGATAAAGAATGTGACTACATTATTTCGTTAATCGAAAAACAAAACCAGAAGTCTATGGTAGCTGCTGGTGGTAAAAATATTATAGAGAATACTAGAACTTCTTCTACCTCTAACCTTAACCATACCGATAAAAAAGTAGCTGAGATTCATAAAAGAATAGCAGACATAGTTAAGAAAGATACCTCTTACGGAGAACATTTACAAGGACAAAAATACGAAGAAGGTCAATACTTTAGACCACACTTTGATTGGTTCGAAGGAGATGCTTATACTAGACATTGTTTAGCTTCAGGAAATAGAACACATACCTTAATGGTTTATCTTAACGATGACTTTGAAGGTGGTGGTACAGACTTTCCAGAGTTAGATTTTACTGCTAAACCAGAAAAAGGTAAAGCTCTTATATGGACTCATCTTAAAAAAGATGGTACAGGAGATAGAGATGGAATGCATGAAGGTCAAGATGTAACTAAAGGTACTAAATACATAATAACTTCTTGGTGGAGAGAAAATAAATGGGATGGTGGGCAAGATAATACACTAGGTAATGAAGCTATGAAAGCTAAAGAACAAGCTACAGAAGATATGAAGATACCTAAAGCTCAAATGGAAGTTATAAAAAATAGTAAAAAGGTTTATACTAGTACAAATGACTTTCCTAAGTTTACTAAAGATGGTTTTGAAAAATTTAAAGTACCAGAAAACCTATGGCATGACATTATACAAATGTATGCTGAAGTAAGAAATAATAAAGTAGAAGAACATTTTGAAGGTAAACAACACTTTATAACCGGTGCTGATAAGACTTCAGAACTAATGGATCTTAATTTAGTAGCAGATAAAAGAAATAAATTACATCAAGATCTACTACCAATGCATGAGGAATGGTGTGGTGAAAAGTTAAATGCCACTTACATATATGGAATTAGAAGCTATCTAAACAATGCTGATTTACGTCAACATACCGATAGAATTAATACTCATCATATCTCTTCTATTATTATGCTTGATAAAATGTTAGATGGACAACCAGATTGGCCACTAGATATACAAGCACATGATGGTACTTGGCATAAAGTATATTTAGAACCAGGTGAAATGGTTTTATATGAATCAGCTAAATGTATGCATGGTAGAAACGAAAGATTTCAAGGTAAATACTACAGAAACTTTTACATACATTATCAACTAGCAGAATGGACTAATGGATAGATACTTAACATTTGACCCATGGTGGGGAGGAATGAATAATGTAAGAATGTCTTATGAATTAGCAGCAGCTATGTCTGTTGTTACTAATCGTAAGTTAGTTATACCACCAAAAGTATACGTTTTATTCTTCTCAGACCATGCTAACAAGAAAACTTACTTTGATTTTTGGAAAATATGGGATAGAAAGGCTTTTACTAGTCAATTTGACTGTATAGACTATGAAGATGTACCAGAATTACAAAAATATAATACAGATACACAATACTTTGATGGTATATGTAAGGACTACCCGTGTATAACGTTCGGAGATCAATGGTCTAATCATGGCCCACAGTATTGGATGGATCAACATATGGTACATGGAGAGATACTAGAAGATACGACATTTAAAAAATGGAAGAATGAAATAAGACCTAGTATTAACTTAAACAAACCAGATAAAATTATACATTTTCCTTCTTCTTTATTTGGTTATTGGTATTTCCATGTATATCATGAACAAAAACATAAAATAAAAGAAAAACTAAGAAATGGTTTAAAACTTAGATCTAAATATCGTACTAAGGCTAAAAAATTAATGCCTAAAGATTACGATGCTGTACATATAAGAAGAGGAGACTTTTTACAAACTAGAACAGACTCTACTTTAAAATTATATGATAACTTAGCAGATAGTCTTAAAAATAGAGTAAGAGATTGGGTACCTTTATTTATAGCTACCGATGAAAAAGATAAATCTCTATTTGACTTCTTAAAAAAAGACTACGATATAAAGTTTCTTAGTGACTATACCGATGCTGATAATGTTGATGCTTTAGCTCTAGATATGGAGATATGTGCTAATGCTTATCATTACTTTGGTAGTCAATACTCTACCTTCTCTGACTATATTCATATATTAAGGCACTATAAAGGAAAAAACGATTATAGTCGAGTAGGATTAAACTACGAAAAACCAATAAATAATAAAACAGAGATGCCATGGTTAAAAGAATCCTATGCTTGGGATAACTTATGGGTACATCTCTACTAATATATAAATATATAAATATATAATTAAATGCTTAAAAAAATACACTTAGACTTCAATAGAAGTTACTTTTTACCACCAAACCAAGACTATTCAGTACATAAAGGTACTTGTTTAGCACATCAAGTCCATGAACTAACTGATATTCACCAAGAATATGGACTAGGACACTCTTATGATGAAAATAATACGGTTATACAACAGTTATGGTATACCGAAGACATGGTAGACTTTAAGGAATTAGGTACTAAGCTTGGAATGGAGGTAATAACTATTTCCTCTATACTACAACCACCAGGTAATGTAATTGCTTTACATAGAGACACTTTTTTCCAAATAAATAAAAAATACCCAGACGATAAAAGAACTAAAGTTAGAGCTAACATATATCTAGAAGACTGGAAAGTAGGACATATGCTACAATATAAGTCTGAAGAATTAAATCAATGGGTAACTTCAGATAACTGGTTAGCCGGAGATGGATACATTTGGGATAGTAGACCTTTACATTTATCTGCTAATGCAGGAATGAAAGATAAATTTACTTTACAAATTAGTGGCTTTTTAGAAAAATAGTTCTTATATTGTTTATAAGTTTGGAGGATATACTGCACATCTAGCCTCCAGAAACTATTTTATTTTTATTTTTGGTTAGACCGTTAACTCTGCTGTTCTTGTTAGCGGTCTTTCTTTTTATCAAAAATTCTATGAAAGACATATGCTCCTGCTGCTCCAAAGAAACCTAGAACAAATGCTAGTATTAAATCTTCGAAATGCATTGCACTTATAGAGAAGCTAGTGAAGTATCCTATAGCTCCAGTTTCTTGAGTAGGTGTCATATTTAATTTTTTGAGGCTTGAATAAATTTATCTTGGAAAAAACCTTCAACAGAGAATCCTTTTAGGTCACCTGACCTTACCATATCCCATACTCCTTCGTTCTCTATTTTATATTGTCCCATCCAAGTACCTTCTGGGAAATTAAAACCATATATGTTTTGTTTATCGTTTGAACTATCTTCAACTATCCAGGAACTAACCATATATCCGTCTACTTTTTGTTCCATATCGTGTTCGACATTTACTGAATCTAGTCTTTTTTCTTTCATTAACTTGAAAGCTATATCTTGAATAGTCTTCTTACTAAAGAAAACATAGTAAGGATCATCGTTTTCATCTATTCTAAGTATAAGTTTATCAGGGATCATAAGAGGACCAACTACCATTTGCTCATCTTCATCCATAGCAAACTTAAATTTAGTGTTTTTCCCTGTAAATGCAAGGTTCTTAGCACGTTTCTCATGCCATGTTAAACCTTCTCTTATTTTTTCTAATTTACCCTTAGCCCAATTAATTGCTGCTTCACCTCCCCATGCATCTACCATTAAGCCTCCACATCCTTCAGAGTAGGGTACATCTTTGTATTGTAAATGGCGTGCAAAAGAAGCCATTCTTGCAATAGTTTCTTCTGATATTGGTCGTCTGTCAGCAAGCTGGTTAGCTCTTGCCCATCCAACTCTTGTACCACAGTCGTTATCAGGGTGTGATTCTTTCCATTCAAGTGCTCGTTTTGCAGCATTTGTGGCAGATTGAGGATAATCAGTGTAAGATTCGAATTCATATTCTTCTTCTATTGTCTCAATTAAAGATGGTCTAACTATGTCAAACTTACCTCCCATTCCTGGATGATTAACACAATAGTAATATAATTGTTTAGGTGTAGTAATTTGTGGTGTAAAATGTATCTTATCTAATTCATATTCTATCTCTTCAGTACCAATACCTAAATAAGCTTTTCCTCCATTATGTATACCGTCTGGAGTTATAGATAATCTCATAGGATGGTCTTGATTAGACTCATCACATTGGTCTATACAGTATTTCTTATCTATCTCTAAGTGTAGCTCTGGTAGTAATGTATCGTCTATGACATACTTCTTTCCATCGTCAGTTTTTATTACAGAGACATAAAGTTTTTTATGGTCATCTTCGTGATGATCGTAGTCTTCTTCTTTACCTAGAAAAGGATGAAATTTTAAATGTATATTTTCATGATAACCTACTGGTTTACCATCTAACTCTACTTCAATTGACATTGGCTGAGTATCGTCTTTATACCAATAAGCTACATCATATGATCTATCAGAATTATTGTTTACTCTTAAACCTCTATTTTCTCCTTCAGCCTGTAGTATAGTAGTTTCATCTACCGGTAAATTTATTCTATGGCCATCATAGTTATTTTTTTTTAAGCCGTCATAACAAATAGCAGCTGCTTGATCTTCATCGTATCCTTCTCCTTTTAAGACTGGTATACATCTACCGATATAGCTTTCTTGACTTTCACCAATTCGTCTTTCAACAAATAATTCTTTTTCTATAATTTGTTTAACAACTAAATCTTCTACATTAACATCGTTAAATGCAAAGAAGTCAGCTTCAATAGCCGGTGTTTCAACTAAAGCTACTGCATCTACTCCTGATAGTTTATCTAGTTCGTCAATTAATAGTTCTATAATGCGCATAATAATAAATAGGTTTAACCAATGGTTCTTCTCTGACTGATTTTAGCATCAGCCTCTTGTGAGCTTGAAACATCACCAGCTACTACATAAGCTCTTACTGTAGGTTCGGTACTAAATTGTTGAGGAGTATCAAAGCTTCTAGGTGCTTGAGTTCTCATTGCAGTTGCTGCTGCATTTGGACTAGCTGCTGCTCCTCTACCTCCTGCTACGTTAGCTGCTCCTCCTGCTGAAGAAGCTTTAGGGGGTGTTTTCTTTATTTGTTGTACTGCTTTTAAACCAGATGCCAATACAATAGCTACGTTAGCAATTCTTGTAATTGTTGCAAATGGTTCTATAAACGGTACAGCTGGTGTAGATAATGCTTGAGTAACACCTAAATAAGTGTTTATAATAGCACTACCAATTGCTAGAGCCTTTGCTGCGGTAGACTCTTGATCTAATACTCCTCCTACTGCTTGTAATGCTCCTGCTGTAGCTCCTAATGCCTGTTGTAAAGCAGCATTTTGTTCTTGTGAAGCTTGTTGAGCTTGTTTATACTGTCTATCTGCTGCAGCTGCTTGTAAGTTAGCTATTGCTACTGTATCTAATGCTTGAACCTCTAATCCTGCAGTCTCTAATGCAACTACACCTTTAGTTTTAGTTATAGCATTAACAGTTTCTACTTTTTCTCTATATTGAGTAACTTCTACCTCATCATCTTCAGCTGTTAAAGCTTGCTTTCTTAATATGTATCCAGCTCTGGTATTTTCTATCTGAATAATCTGTTCATCGATAAGATCTAACTGCTCTTGAGATTTTTGAGCTATTTCTGCTATACCTTCAGGAGAATATCCTAATAGTTTACCAATTAATCCACCAGGTCCAGTAGCTCCCATTCCTGTGAAGATACCCATTACTCTGGCTGTATTTTTTATTTGTTCGTCAGCTACTTCTTTTGCTGCTCTTTTTTGTAACTGTAATTGTAAAAGTATTTCGTCTGTTTGAGCTATCTTTTTATTTAAGATATCTTCTTCAGATAAACCTTGTAACTTAAGTATGTTATCTTGTTGGTTTAATAAATCTAACTGAGCTATAGTTTCTTCTGTTACAGCTTCTTGATCAGTTAAGAAATCTCTTGTTTCTTTACTAGCTCCTCCAATAGCTTGGGTTATATCATCCCAATAAGCAACTATAAGACCTAAAGATACTATAAATGCACCAATACCTGTTGCAATTAAAGCTTTATTTACTGTAGAACCAAATATCTTTGCAGCGATACCTGATTTCTTCATTACCATAGTAAATTGACCGAATCCTTCAGATACATCCTTTATACCCATACCTACAGCAATAGCTGAGGCTGCTTTCTTTTCAAATTCACCAAATACTTCTGATTCTATACCTAAAGCACCTAAAGTACCTACAACAGTTTGTAATGAACCACCAAATACCTTGATAGCTCCATCTGCTGCTTGTAATTTATCTTCTAGCTTAAGACCAGCAATAGCATTGTTAGTCTTTTCTATTTCAGAGGTAAGTGCTTGAGACTTTTGTGCTAATTCTTTAAAGGCATCGCTATTCCTATCGACCTGCTTTAACTCTTCATTAATCTGACCCAGTTCATCCTCTAACTGTCCTAGAGTTTTACTTTCGACATCAATGTTTATTTTATAAGTTTTAGTAGCCATAAGTTATATTGTTAAGAACAAACGATTCCGAAGTTTTGCATCTGTCCAGCGCTGTTTATTAATATAGGAATGCTAGCCCCGCTTGACCCAAATCTAAACCATCCTGAGCTATATATTCCTGACGATCCATCAAATAGAGTTGTTAATCCTGAATCTGTATATACTAAAGTTCCTAATGTTATGTCAGCATAAGGTACTGCTGTATAAACTGTTCCAGTAAAGCTATCACTACATACTGCTATGTTAGATTGATTCCAGTCACCTATATCATGGCTATAAACACTAGTAGGAACTGGTGGTGGAGGACAAGACGTTACTGATGATAGTATACCGTTAGGAGCTACAAATCCTTGTACTAATGGACTACCTCCTACTGTATCTGAGAAACCAAAGTTTAAGTTATTACCATCAAAGACAGTAGTTAGTGCACTAGATAAATAAATTACATCTCCATTTTGTAAGTGTGCCGAACTTGTTGCTGCAAATCTTGTATTACTACCAGATGCTGAACAACCTACTGCTGAACTATATCCTGCATTATTATAGATTGTAAATGCTGGTACTGGTGAAGGTGGAGGAGGAGTTGGTGCTCCTTGACAACTAGCACAAGATGCATAAACAATATTTTCTAATGTTTCAGTAGTACTACCAGGATAAATTATTACACTGTTAATCTCGAAACAATTAGTTCCTGCATCACTACCAGATAAAGTTACTGAGCTTCCTACTGATGCTGATACGTTAGAGTTTCTATATATTGCTCCTGATCCAGTACAAGGGAATAATTCGTATTGATAGAATTGTGATACCGGTACCGGAGGTGGTGGTGTTGGTACTCCTGCACAAGAAGTACTACCACTTAATACTCCACCTACCATATAGAATGATTGAGATGGATAAGTCATATCACTTGTTCCTACACCGTAAGCTAATCCATTACCTCCTAAAGTAGTTGGTGTAGTTAAAGTAGCGTCACTATAAAGTGTATCTCCATTTTGTATTGATGTATGAGAAGCTCTTGAACTATAGAATGTATAAGCATCTAAGAAGTCAGTACAAGGTCCTGTTGCTGATAAGAAACCAGACGTAGCTTTATACTCATAAGAAGTAACTGGAGGTGGTGTTGGTGGACAAGTTACCATACTTAACAAGTTACCTGCATTAGTTACAAATGCTGATTTAGTCGGTAATGAACCTGTTATGATTGCTAATGCTACATAATTACTACCTGTTACCGGTGTTTGTAAAGTAGCATCGTAGTAAATATAGTCACCAGATGTTATATTGTTAAATGTTTCTGCAGAATAAACTTCTACTGAAGCTGTTACACTACAAGCTAATGAAGCATTATTTTGTGGAGGTACTGTCATACCCATTTTGTAACTAGTTACTGGAGGTACAGTTCCACATAATCCTCCTGCTTGGAATGCTTGACCATCATCTTGGATGTATAAAGCAGATACATTATTTTTATTATAAGAGTTTATAATCGGTCTAGATAACCAATATAAGAAACTACCTGTAAATACATTAGTTAATCCAGAGTCTTGATATAGTTTAGTTCCGTTAGTCCAAGGATAACCAGATGAAGCAGATACTAAGTTAGAATCGTAGAATGCTTCTATATCTAATGCTGCATGTGCACAAGCTCCTGATATTGTTGTATATCCTGTATCACTTAAGAACATACTTTCTACTGCTGATACTGGAGCTGGAGTTGGTATTGGAGCTACTGGTGCAATAGGTACACAATCTGAGAATGTAATTACTTTACCATTTGTTCCTACTTGTACAGCTCTTTGTGAATAAGCTACATTAGGATCAGATAAACCATACCAGCTATTGTTTGATTGGTTAAACTTAGAAGTAAATGAAGCATCTGTATATAATTGATCTCCTCCATTTATATATCCTACAGAAGGAGCAAACTTAACAAATACTGTTCCATCGTCAGTTAACTCTCCACAAGTATTACCAGCAGAACCAAAGTTACTAGTTCTTCTAAACTCACCTGGTGAAGTAGGAGCTGGTGTTACTGTCTGACATACATCATTAACTGAGAAGAATCCTGTACCTAATATTACTAATTCTCCTTTAGCTGATCCACTACTTATATCACTTACTCCATAATAGAAACCATTACCAAAGAAAGGTGTAGTTAAAGTAGGATCTGTAAATAATTGTGCTACTGAACCAGATAAAATATCGTTTATATCTAAAGTATTTGCATATACTTCATATCCATCAGTTGTAGATGAACAACCAACATTAGTACCAAATGCATCAGATAAATAATAAGTACTTACTATAATTGGTGCAGGACTTGGTGATGGTGGTGGTGGAGCTGGTGGTAAAGGAACACAATCTTGTCTACCTACTACTCTACCAAAGTCATTTACTTGTATAGCCATCTGTGCAGATGCTACTAAAGGATTACTTAATGCATACCAACTATTAGAACCACTAAACGTTAAACTAAATGATGCATCAGTATAAACTGTATCTCCTGATTGTACATATTCTACAGAAGGTGCATAAGGTACAAATAAACTTCCTTGATCTACTGCATCAGTACAAGCATTAGTTGAACTACCTTGTGGTCCACCTCTATAAAATTCTCCTGGTGATACTGGTACTGGTGTTACTGTAGGACAAGTTGTTCTACCATTTACTCCTCCTGTACCCATTACTACTAATTCGTATTTTGGTAATTGACCACTAGTATCAGATATACCATAGTAATAACCATTACCAAAGTAAGGTACTGTACAAGATGGATCTGCATATAATGTATTTATAGTATCACCAATATCATCTATGTTAGTTGTTAATGCATATACTGTTTGTGTTGCAGTTAATGCACAAGTTGTAGCTGTTCCACTAGCTGATGTTAAGTAGAACGTACCAATAGTTACTGGTGGTCTAGGTTGAATAGGAACAGGACTAACTGGAGATGGTGCTGCTGGTGATGGTGCTGTAGCAGGACTTGGTGTTACAGGTACTGGTACAACAGTTGGTGCTGGACTAATAGTCGGAACAGGAGTAGGTGGTGACGGTGCCACCGGTGCTACAGGTACAACTGGTACTGGTGTAGCTACTACATCCTGTTGGAAATAAGAAGGATACAATTTTATTAACTCAACTTTAGCTGTATCATCGTGTGATACATTGAATCCACTTATTTTGTTTATACGATAATATTGGTCTCTAATGTAAACCTTATCGTTAAGTCTTATATCTTTATACTCGTTAGCGTTAAACTCTATATCAAGAGTTAATTTTTTACTACCTTCCCAATATAAACTATCTACGTAAGTTTTCCAGTTCTTGTTAAAACTATCGTTAGATAAACCTAATTGAGCTTGGTTATTTACAAAGCTACCAAAGCTATTGTTAAATAATGTATCGTTAGAAGAATTAGGTATAACAGGATAATCAGATGTATTAGTTAGAGTATAATAACTACCACTTAATGTTTCGTATGCTCCTGGGTTACCAAAATAAATTCTATAATCGTTTGTAATAGGTATTTCGTTCTTATATCCTATTCTTGGTTTAAACTTAAACGTCTTTAGTTTATTATTATCTAATTTATATAACGCAGGAAAGACCATATTTAAAGATTGGTCTATATTCCAGGTTGGTTGATCGTTTTCGTCTAAACTATTCCATTCAAAAGGAGACTGTAAAATTAAAGGACCAAAATAAGACCCTATACTTCTTTCTCCTTGAGATAAATTATTATCTGCTATAGTTTCTATTGAACCATATTCTAAGTTAGGTACGTTATCTATAGCAAGTTTAGAGAATCTATCTTCATCTTTCTCTTGCTTAAATGTAAGAGTTCTTGGTACTTCATCTATAGTATGATTTATTGCCTCTCTTTTAGCAGTATCATATCTTTCTGTCCAGTTAACTAATCTACCATCTCTAACCCATTCATCAAATCTATCTATACGTATGACTCTTTCATTAGTTGGATCTGGAGTCATTACTAAGTTAAACTGTTCTAATAATCCTTTTATTAGATCTATAGATTTAGTTCTTGCATCGAACTGTTCACCCATATTTACATTTACTCCATCATATACTTGAGGTGCTTTAATACAAGAATAAGTACCAGAATAAAGAGTTAAATTAGGAACAGGTCCTGTAGTAGAATAAGTATACTCTACCGATATCCACCAATCTTGACCAGGTATAGTAACAAATTCTTCTCCATTAACTTCTAAAGTAAATGAGTTAAATCCATCTGCCGATGTAAGTTCTACTTCATTTGAAAATGCTATTGCTCCTTGTGGTGTTTGGGATACACAATTTCTAGTCCCTTTATTAATGTTAATTTTTATTTTAACAGTTTCACCTGGTGTGTTCCAAACAGGGTTAAAAAATACTACACTAGCATTAAATTTATGAGTACCTATACCTAGTGTTTCATAACTATAACATTGATTATCATATCTATTTAAATTGTTTGTAGTTACATAGTTATACCCTACAATAGGTCCAATAGTTGGACCACTTACACCAGTTATAGACTGTAAAGGATAAGACCAAGCAAAAGCATCAAATGTAGGAGTTAATCCTTCACTTACTGTTACTCCTCCATCTTCTTGACCTTTAGGTAGTATAAATAATTTTTCTGTATCTTGATCTTCATACCAACTACCAGAAGGTATGTAATTTACTTGATCAAATATTGTATCTACTACATCTTTAGCTCTTATCGAAGGAATACATTGTAACGGTAATAAAGGTGTAGCTGGTTGGTTTAAGTATTGTCCTATTGTTGGATTACCTAATGGTATAAATGCTTTAGTTGGTAAGTTACTACTGCCGTTTGAATCATCGTATCCATATTCTGCAAAAGGATAAAAGATACTACCACCATTTAGATTACCTTCCCATGAGTCAAGTATTGATTGAGAAGATATACTATGTGAGTAAGGAGACCAATCAGCATCTTTAAGTAATTTACTAGCTAGTTGATCTTTAAAGGCTACCACACTATCAACTATTGAACACTTATAAGAAGTATATTCAGATGTATCGTCAGTTATAATCTCTATTAGCTGTAACTGCCCCTCTAAGACTGTCTCTCCTTTCTTAATTACATAAGCTTGTACAGTATTATAGATACCAGGTATATCATCAGAGCCTACTTTATATGCATGAGCAAAAAACTTATTATTGTCTTTTGTACCAGGCATAAAAAACTCTTGACTACCTACTCCAAAGAAAGATCCTAGTTCACCTGCTTCAACAGCTGATACATCTAATCTAAGAGCTATGTCTTCAGATAGCTGAAGGTCATAAGTAGAACCTTCATAAAATACTCTTATAATTGTATCCATATTAACTTACACTTCTTCTTGCGTTAGCGTATTGGTATTCGATTTCAAACTCAAATGTCTTTTGAGCTTTTTTATTTGTAAAGCTGGTATAGCTTGAATTAGTTATTACAATCGGTGTTACACCACCTCCATTATTTTGTATAAATACTTTAGGTGATTCTAACATTTCTGTTAACCATTCAGCTTGACCTTGACTTAACCAATTCGAAGATACCACATAGCTATCTAAAAAGTCTAAGTTATAATAATCTCTTCCTCTTCTCTGTAGATTGTAAGCACCGTCGTTAGAGTAGTTAACAAAAGGTCTTTTTAATTCATCTCTTGTTATTCTTGTTTGCTTGTCAGTAGGTAAAGTAACTGTAAAGTTATCCCAAGCTCCGTATTTGTTTATAAAAATAAAGTTAGTTGTGTCATAATGACAATCAGGTTTCCAATAAAAATAATATCTGTAATCACTATTACCTAAAGTTAAGTAACTAGTAACTGTATTATCTAAAATAGATTGAGCTATACCTCTACCTAACATATTTTGTCCACCTACAGGAATATAAGTTAAAGTATCTTGTACTCCCATGTTTATTGTTGCTATGTTAGAACCAGCTGCATTAACTAAGTAATAATAAACTTGTCCACCACCATATTGTCCTACAATAGCATCTGTATTTTTATTTAGACAATGATAATCTTCTATATCATTTGGTCTTAAAGGATGGTTAGTTAAATACTTAGGTGATGTATTTATATCTAACCAATTAAAAGATGTACCGTTATTTGGATCTACAGTACCAGGAAATACTCTTGCATTTACTCCTGCTATAGAAGGATCACCGACTGTTACACCGGCACCCGTATATAATGTTGTTGGATTGGTAAAGTTATCTGAATATTGTTCACCAAAAAATACATTAAATGTTCTATCACTAGCTCCAAAGGTAGTTGTTAAAAATGTTTCGATTATTGTTTCGTCATATTCTAAATAATCGTTAAATATTTTAGAAGGGTCAAAGACTCCTTTACCCTGTGGGTTAGGATATTGTTTTATTCTTGCAAGCAAAGTAGCTCCAAGTCTAACATCCATTACGTATTGAAATTGAGCTTGTCCTGCTTTATCAGAACTAACTTCATAGATCAAGTTCGTATGAGTTACGTTAGGATATGACGGTTGGTTAATTATAGTTACAGCCATTACTTCTTAAATGCTTTATCAAATTGTTTTTCTATTTGTTTATATACTTCATCCGAAAACTCATTTCCTACTTCTTTGTAAGCCTTATCAAATCCATCACCAATAAAAGGAGTTATAGAACTACCTCTTATATATCTAGTTCCTTGGTCTACATACTGTCCGTAGTATAACATTCCTATAATTGGTTCTGGTCTATCTACAGATTGTATACTATCTTTTAAATCACCAGATCTGACAGGAACTAATTCCTTCATTTGCTTTACCCATTTTTTGGTAAAGATCTGTAATGCCTTTAGTATGTCAGATTGTTTTGCCATTATAAACTTCCTGTTTGTGGATAATCACAATAGTCCCATTTAAATGGAGTCAATACATTTATAGTAGCTACCCAACCAAATACTCTATCTTGAAATGCTTCATTAACTGGACTTAAGTCAGTTATATCTATTTCATATTTTTGTTGTACCGAAGTTGGTCCATAATTAAAATAACTAAGTAAACCATAAATGGTCATCTCAGTCTTAGACATTACATTAACAGGAGATTGGTCTGATAATTGGGGTACATCCATCGAGTATAATTCAAAAGTTAATCCTCTTACTTTATCGACCACTCCTTGAGACGATATTGGTCTCAAATAAACATACGGATAAGATTTATTTACAGCATTAGCATCTAAGAAATCTAACGTACCTGTATCAAACGTAGCAATAGCCTGGTTTGCATTACAAGCATTACGAAAGTCTTGAATAATCTCGTAGTACGGTATGTTATGTTCTCTACTCACTATATACTTCTTCTATGAGTCCGTTATCAAATATAGTCATGTCAATTAGAACTTGTTTAGGCTGTCCTGCATCCTTTTCTTGTCTAATTGCTACTCTGATTGCTTCTACTCTAGCTTCAGCTTTTTGTTCTGGTGTCATATCTTATCTACTGTTTGTTTATGTATCATTAATGTTGCTGCTATTCTTGCATTATTAAATCCTTTAGCTCTTAGCTCTAAGATTTTATCTCTCAAAGGATCTTTTTTTTCTACTATGATACTATCATCAATAGAGATATCTTCCTTAGAGACATTTTTTTTCTTATTATACTTTGCCATATCTTGAAGTCTTGTATTGTTGTTGTGCTTGTTTTTCTTGTTTGGCTTTCTGTTCATTAAAGTCTTTATCTATCTCCAAATAGTTAAGAGTAAATATCAAATTTAATTCTGTGATCGACTTGTCGCCGGTAATTTGAAGTACATCTGTTTTTGCGAGTTCGTAAAGAGTTGCAAACCATCCCCAATGCTTAAAGAAAGACCCTGTAGTATCTTCTCCTCTGTTGTCTTCATCATCTGCTGGCTTATCGATTTGTCCTCCGAAAAGGCTATATTTGCTAAATACATGCTTGCGCTGCCTAAAAAAAAACCAAGAGCTCCTAATAAGATATGTACTGGAAAGTCTAAGAAGTCTTTTTCTACTTCTTTTCTTTTATCTGAATTATATTCTTCTATGTCATAATAGTCGAAGACATTCTCTACTGAGTTATTAGCTAGCTTGATAGCATTCTTAACTGTCCATTTATATCCACCTAGAGTATTTTTTGTTATAGGTCTATATAATAGAGCTGCTATCTTATGTAAGTTTTCATCCAGTCCTTCTTTAGATAAATTTTCTAAGTCAATGTAAGAACCTAAAGAGGAAGCTTTTATATCTTGATATCCTAATACGTTACCTTTAAATTCACATATGGCATAAAATGTATCTTCATGATCACTTAACTTATTTATGTCTTGGTATATACTAGTTATAGTACCAGGAGGTAAGTTTCTTATTTCCTCATACGATAGATTGGTAAATGTACTTACTACCTTTACTAGTTTTTCAAATTTAGTATCTATAGTCTTATATTTTTGTAAAGCTTGATACTGTCTTATAGTTAGATACTCAGGTATATCTACTTTTATTTTTTTTGTTGTTGCCATACACTTATAAATAGCTTGGGTTATATATTAATTGTCTTTGGTTTATAGTTAGCCTTTGTTTGTAAGTCTTGCTAACCTTCTTTATAGAACTATTTTCCCCCCTTCGTTACTCTATCGGGAAGAACAATAGCTTCTTTCTCTTAACTTTTCTTTCTTTCTCTTTGTTCTTTATAGAGAAGTTAGTAAAAATTTAGCAGAATATCAACTATTTCACTAGTTATTTTTACTTTATACTGGTAATTTTCTGTATACTGACTTAGTTTTAGGGGTTATTTTAGAGCCTTTTACCGTCATTGTACCTCGATCCATGAATCGAGCACGCGAATAATTAGCTAATAACAGAGCATCCACAAAGTCATCATGTGTTCCAGTAGTATGTTTAAATGTTAATAACCCGTTAGGTGACATAGAATACGT